TCGGAAGATCCAGGCATCGGCGAAGAAGGCCAGCCGCAAGAAGTGAAAGCCCGCGATCGCATCTCGGCCGCGGACTGGCAGAAGTCCCTCTACACCGCCCCGCCCAGCGAGGACATGGAATGCGTGTCGCTGTGCCAGTGGGCCGAGACCCAGCGCCACCAGGGCTTCAAGCTGTCGCAACTGCTGGTGCTGGTGCCGAACGGCGCCTACCACGGCCGCGATCGGCGGGTGGGGGCCATCATCGCGCGCAAGCTGCGCGAGAAGGGCCTGCAGCCCGGGGTGTCGGACTACATCCTGCCCATCCCGCTCTACTCGCCGAACGCCGCCGGCTACGTGCCAGGCCTGTGGCTGGAGATGAAGCGCACCAAGGGCGGTGAGGTCTCGAAGGACCAGCTGGACTTCCACTTCCGCATGCGCTACTTCGGCTGGCGGTGCGAGGTGGCCCAGGGCTGGGCCCAGGCCGCGGCCTTGATCACCGACCACCTACAACGAGCAGGGGGGAAGCACCGATGAGCGATCTCGAGGAGTTCGAAGACTGGAGCCATCCGAGCCGACCGCTCACCCTGCCGCGCCGGCGCATCCGGATCCACTGGTGGCGGCTGCTCGGCGCCGCGGTGGCATGCTTCTGCTTCTGGGGCGCCTGGCACCTGGGGCACCTGATCCACGACGCCTACGCCACAGTGTTCGGCCCATGAGCGGCCCGGAGGAGCTGACCGAGCCCACCGACTACTACCGCGTCAAGATGGCCGCCGGCGGCGAGGGCTGCGCGCACTGCGGCGCCGGGAAGATGTGGGCCATCGTGTACGTGGAGCACGGCGACACCGAGGAGACCGAGGTCGGCCAGCAGTTCGGCGACCACGAGCTCGCGACCGACATCTGCGACCTGATGAACATGGCCTACGAGGCCGGTCTCGAAGTGGTGGACGAAGATCTGGAGCAGCCCGCTAGCTCCACCCCCAGCGGAGGATCAGAGCATGGCTGAACTCGGTAGTGACCAGTGCTGGATCTACTTCCATAAAACCGGTCGAAAATATTCTCTAGAGATACACAGCGATGGAGGCCCGTGGGCAAACGACATCGAGGCCAAAATACCTATATCCGGAAAATCGATTGACAAGCTAAAGCGACTCTTTCGGATAAAGGATGACTCTACTGCAAGCGGAGGAACGAAGCCGTGAGCCAATGGGGAGTGTTTTTCGACACGGATCACGCCGGCAGGCATGTAATTTCATGCGACGCAGACGGCCACGCTCTAGCGCCCCATGTCGTCGATACTCGATGCATTTGTAAGCCCGTCCTCGACGATGGCGTATGGGTACATCAGGACGATGACTCTCAGTCTGATGCCGGGGTGGATCGATGAGGGACTGGCGCGAACAGATGGTCGACCACGCCGACGTCCAGAGCCGCCTGATGGCGGTCCTCGAGGCGCAGCTGGACCCGGCCATCACCATGCTCGAGCACGCGCTGCTCGAGGGCCACAAGATCCTGCTGTGCGGCAACGGCGGCAGCGCCTGCGACGCCATGCACATCGCGGCCGAGCTCGTGGTGCGCTTCCACGCCGACCGCAAGGCCTACGCCGCGATCGCCCTCTCCGCCGACTCGGCCGTGCTCACCGCCTGCGGCAACGACTACGGCTACAGCCGGGTCTTCAGCCGCCAGGTCCAGGCGCTCGGCGAGGCGGGGGACGTGCTGATCGCGCTCTCGACGTCGGGCAAGAGCAGCAACGTGCTCGAGGCGATCGCGCTCGCCAAGCACCAGGGGATGCCGACGCTGGGCTTGTCCGGGGCCAAGCACTTAGGGTGCGACGTGGACATCGCCGTGCCCTCCACCACTACCGCTCGCATCCAGGAGATGCATATCCTATGTGGCCATTTACTCGTCGAAGGGCTCGAGAGGAGACTCCCCCCGTGAGCAACAACATCACCTGCGGCGGCTGCAACCGCACGTTCACCGGCCGAGTACTCCCGGAGCACGGCTGCGACCTGTCCGCCTTCGGCGCGGTCGGCCAGGACCCGGAGAACTTCGAAAAGCAGCGGATCCTCGGCATGGACGTGCCGATGACCCCGGGCCAGGTCGAGGAGTTCGAGCGCCAGCAGGACATCGCCACCATGGCGCGCGGCCGCGGGCCGGCACGTGTGCGGGCGCTAGGGGGCATTACACCGGAGAGCCTGAACCAGGGCGGCGGCATGCCGGTCTACACGCGCTACAACGGCGAGCCGCCGTCCACCGGACCCACGCAGGAGCAGTTGCACCCGCCGTCCCGCCGGGTCGGGGTGCCGGACACTCGGCCGCCGGATATCCACAGGCCCATGGAGGTGGCGAACCGCCAGGAGATCGCCGCGGTGATGGCGCCGATGATCCGCGAGGCCTTCGGGGAGCTGACGTCCTTCCTGGGCGACCTGAAGGCCGACATCCAGGCCCAGACCTCGCTGATGCAGCACCTGGACGCCCCCATGGAGGCGGTGGTGGACAGCCACGAGCGGGCGGCCGCCTCGTTCGAGACGCTGCGCGGCGACATCTTCAGGGGCGGCCTGGACAAGCTCGAGAAGGTGCTCGACGTAAGCGGCCTCAGCGAGCAGGCAAGCGCCGCGGAGAAGCGCATGGAGGCCCTCGCCGCGCGGATCGAGGCCAAGGTCGACGCCGCCTTCAAGAGCCACGCCGAGGACATGGTCAACATCCTGCACCTGCTCGAGCGCCTGCAGGCCCGCGAGCTGCGCGAGACCAAGAACCGGATCCAACGCGCGGCCTCGAGCGCGGTGCGGCGCGGCCCGAAGGTATGATGGAGGCGGTCGCGATCGGGGCCTACTACATCGCCCACGCCGAGGTGCTGCGCACCATCGTGCGCCAGCTCAAGGGCGTGAACGTCGCCGTGCTGGGCGACCCGATGCTCGACTACTACCACTTCGGCCACGTCGATCGCCTGTCCCCGGAGGCGCCGGTGCCGGTGTTCATCGAGGACAAGATGGACCTGCGCGACGGGGGAGCGGCGAACGTGGCTGCCAACCTCGCGGCGCTCGGCTGCCGGGCGATCCAGATCTTCCCGCCGGCGCCCTACACCATGAAGCACCGCTATCTCGTGGGCGCGCAGCAGCTGTTCAGGATCGATCGGGACAAGGACCACAGCGGGCAGCGGCCCGACATGCCGCCGCAAGGCGCACCGGGCCTGAAGGACGCCCAGGCGCTGGTCATCAGCGACTACGGCAAGGGCTGGTGCTCGACCGAGCGCTGCCAGGCCCACATCCGCGAGGCGCTCGCGCTGGACATCCCGGTGGTGGTGGACCCGAAGGGCCTGAACTGGGCGAAGTACGCGGGGGCGACCATCGTATGTCCGAACCAGCGCGAGTTGATCCAGGGCTACGACGAGCACGCGGGCCACATCCTGCACAAGCAGGGCGCCGCGGGCATGACGCTGATCTACCCCGACCGCACCGAGCAGCACTTCGATGCGCGCGCCCGGCAGGTGTTCGATGTCACGGGCGCCGGCGACACCGTGGTGGCCGTGCTCGCGGCCGCACTCGCGGTGCGCGCCGAGATCGCCATCGGGGCCGAGCTTGCCAACATTGCCGCCGGCGTGGTCGTGGGCCAGGTCGGCACCACCCCCTGCAGCGCCGAGCTCCTGCTGCGGGAGATCCTGTGAAGCGCCAGCGCCTGACGCCAGAATTCCTCCAAATGCAACGGGCCGGCGTGCCAAAGGGGAGGTGACTATGAAGATTGGGATGACCAACGGCTGCTTTTGACCTTTTCCACGAGGGCCACTTTCACTATCTTGCGCGCTGCAAGGAGGGCTCCGACTACCTGATCGTGGCCTTGAACAGCGACGCCAGCGTGAAGCGCAACAAGGGCTCCACACGGCCGCGGCAGGACTGGAGCACGCGCATGTCGGCCGTGATGGAGACGGGCCTGGTGGACGCGGTCATCCCGTTCGAGGGGCGCTGGGAGCCGCTGGCGCTCGAGATCCGGCCCGCGGTGATTTTCCAGGGCATCGAGTACCAGAAGGCCGGCGATGAGGTGCTCGGCATGCGCAAGATCGGCTGGAAGACCGAGGGCCACGGCTTTGACGTGGTGCCAATTATTTTCATCGAGCGCCTCGAGGGCTTCTCCACGTCCTTGCAAATTGCCAAGCTTGCGGCTAAAACGAGCGGGTGAAACCGAACGCCATGCACCAGATCTCGCACCGCGGCTGCCACGACTGTGCGCCGAAGCCCTGGAGAGGGGTGCCGAAGATGACCGGCGACTACGATCTCGACGCCACCATCCTGCACCGAAAGAACCCGGACATGGCCCACCGGTTGAGTCAGCACATATCGACCCCTCGAGGAGTCCCGTACAGCCCGCGCGTCGCGCGTGGCACCAACCACGGGAATCACGGCGATGACTGACACCACCCGACATTAACCCCGAAGCAAGGGGTTAATTGCACCCGGCCGGGAAGGATCCCGGCCGGTGTGTCTAAACCCCACACGATCGCTATACCACGTAGTGTAATTTCCCCTTCGGGGCAACGGAGAAGACGATGGCGAAGCACACCCTCAAAGAGATCCTCGGCATTTTTGCCACTCACGTCGGCCACACCCACGAGGCCGCGGTCCAGGCGACCTACGATGCCGGCCACGCTCAGGGGCACGCCGATGCGATCGCCGACATGCGGGACGCTCAGACTCCAGCAAAAGAATCAGCGCCGGCGGGCGCACCCAACGGAGAAGACGATGGACATGAAAAAGCTGGTGAAGCCGCACAAGGTCAAAGCACCGCACAGCCCCCGGTCGGCGCACAAGAAGGTGAGCCCCAGGGATCGGGGAGCGGCGTCGGACAAGCCGACGCGCCGGGGTAAGGGCCAGCAAGACCTCACCTAGGTGCGCGAGCTCGTCCTGACGAGCCGGCGCCTCGAAGACCTCATCCCCTACGCGCGCAACGCGGTCATCCACGATGACCTGCAGGTCGCGCAGCTCGTGGCCTCGATCGAGGAGTTCGGCTGGACCAACCCGGTCCTGATCGACGAGGCGGGCGAGATCATCGCCGGCCACGGCCGCGTGCTGGCCGCCAAGGCCCTCGAGATGACCGAGGTGCCGGTGATCACCCTGACCGGCCTCACGCCGGCGCAGAAGATCGCCTACCGCATCGCCGACAACAAGCTGCCCAAGAACGCCGGCTGGGACGAGAAGCTGCTGGCGATCGACCTGCAGGACCTGCGCACCATGGGCTACCAGCTGGACCTGACCGGCTTCTCCCACCTCGAGCTCAAGGGCCTGATTGGGCCGGAGGCGCCCACCCGGGAGGGCAAGACGGCGGATGACGCCGTACCACCCCCGCCGGCCGCCGCTGTGGCCCAGCCTGGGGACATCTGGGTACTGGGGCGACACCGGGTCATGGTCGGCGATGCGACCAGCCTGGGCGACGTACAGCGGCTGATGGGCGACATCCGGGCGGATCTCACCTGGACCGACCCCCCCTACAACGTGGCCTACGAGGGCAAGGCGGGCACCATCCAGGGGGACGACCAGAACGCCGAGGCCTTCGACCGCTTCCTGCTGCGGGCCTTCCAATGCGCCCACTGGGCCATGAAGCCCGGGGCCGTGATCTACGTCACGCACGCCGACACCGAGCGCTGGGCGTTCACCGAGGCGTTCGAGCGCGCCGGCTTCAAGCTGTCCCAGGTGCTGATCTGGGTCAAGAACAGCGGCATCCTCTCGCGCCAGGACTACAACTGGCAGCACGAGCCGATCCTGTACGGCTGGAAGGAGGGCGCCGGGCATTATTTCGCCGGCAACTACACCCTGACCAGCGTGATCGACGAGGACATCGACCCGGCCAAGCTCAGCCCGAAGGAGGCCCGGGAGCTGCTCAAAACGCTGCTACACGGCCTACAACAGACGGTGATCCGCGAGGACCGCCCCACCATGAAGCCCGTGTCCCTGGTGCAGCGGATGGTCGAGGCGAGCAGCCGCGAGGAGGCGGTGCTGTTCGATCCCTTCGGCGGATCCGGGACCACGCTGATCACCGCGGAGAAGACCAATCGTCGGGCATTCCTGCTCGAGGTGGACCCGAAGTACGTGGACGTGATCATCACCCGCTGGCAGGATTTCACCGGGCGTGAGGCCAAGAGCCTGACCGGGACGGCGTTCGCGGACGCGGCCAGAAGTCACGCGCATAAAGGGCCATGACCCACAAGGTGACCGAGGAGACGCAGAGGATGGTGGAGAACGCCTCCGCCATGGGCCTGCCGCAGGAGGAGATCGCGGTGCTGCTCGAGATCAACCCGACCACGCTGCGCCGGCGCTACAAGAAGCAGATCCACCAGGGCCGGGCGAAGTCGAACCTGCAGGTCGGCACCCGCCTGTTCCAAAAGTGCATGGACGGGGACAACACGGCGCTGATCTGGTGGGAGAAGACCCGCTCAGGGAAACGCGAGGGCATCGACCACACCTTAAGCGCCCCGGGCGGCGGGCCGTTGACCTACGCGCCGGCGGCCCCCGAACTGTTGCGGGATTACTATGCAAAGATTGCTGCAAGCGCCACTGCCGCTCCTGCCGATACCGCAGTTGCTCGCCCTCTGGGACAAGGAGGACCACCGGGGGACGAACCCGAAGAAGGTGAGGACCTTAGCCCTCGCTGACCGCTTCTACCTGCTAGTGAAGGTGCTGAAGCGCACCGACTGCCTGCACCCCTGGATCTATGCCCGCTGCCGCGAGGTGGAGACGCAGCCCGACGGGCACCTGGATATCTGGGCCCGCGAGCACTACAAGTCCACCATCATCACGTTTGCCGGCTCGATCCAGGAGATCCTGAACGACCCGGAGATCACGATCGCGATCTTCAGCCACAGCAAGGGCATCGCGAAGGCGTTCCTGCGCCAGATCATGAGCGAGCTCGAGACCAACAGCACGCTGCACGAGCTCTTCCCCGACATCCTGTACCGCAACCCGGAGGCCCAGTCCCCGCTCTGGAGCGAGGAGAGCGGCATCGTGGTCAAGCGCAAGGGGAACCCGAAGGAGGCGACGATCGAGGCGCACGGCCTGGTCGACGGCATGCCCACCTCCCGGCACTTTCAGCTGCGCATCTACAACGACGTCGTGACCGACAAGAGTGTGGGCACGCCGGAGCAGATCGAGAAGACCACGCGGGCCTGGTCCTTGAGCGACAACCTCGGCAAGGTCGGCGGCCGGGTGTGGTACGAGGGCACCCGCTACAACTTCGCCGACACCTACCACGTGATCATGGACCGCGGCAGCGCCCAGCCCCGGATCCACCCGGCGACCGACAACGGCTTAGCCGCCGGCCGCCCGGTGCTGTTCAGCCCGTTCATTTGGGCCAAGAAGAAGATCGACCAGCTCGAGGCCGACATCGCCTGCCAGATGCTGTGCAACCCGCTCGCCGGCACCCAGCGCTACTTTGACCCATCGAACCTGCAGGTCTACGAGGTGCGCCCCTCGGTCCTCATGTGCTACATCACCGTCGACCCCGCCCGCTCGAAAAAGAAGGACAGCGACAACACGGCGATCGCGGTGCAGGGCGTGGACATCAACGGCTACAAGCTGCTGCTCGACGGCATGGACCACAAGATGGACCTCGCCGAGCGCTGGGCCAACTGCCGGGACATGGTGCAGAAGTGGCGGCGGATGCCGGGGATTCTGGGGGTGAAGTTCGGCTACGAGACCTACGGCGCCCAGGCCGACATGGACTACTTCGAGGAGCGCATGCGCATCGAGAACGTGCGCTTCGAGATCGAGGAGCTCGAGTGGCCGAGCGAAGGGCCGGGCAGCAAGAACGATCGGGTGCAGCGCTTAGGTCCCGACATCAAGACCCACGCCTACTTCATCCCGCACCCGACCGACGAGGACGACCTCTCCCCGGTCCAGGTGCGCATGATCGCCGCCGGCTACGAGTACCGGCTCTCCCGGGCCATCCTGCAGCGCGACGAGCACGGCCAGGAGTACGACCTGACCGAGCGCTTCCGCCTGCAGGTGGGCTTCTACCCGTTCACAGGAAAGAAGGATTTAATTGACGCGGTGGCCCGGATATACGATATGGATCCCCGGACGCCCCAATGGCGAGAAGAAGGCCCCACCGAGCCAGATGAGGTATAAATGCCCCGCAGCGACCTAACCGAAGCCGACATCCGACACCTGCAGCGCCGCGCCGGCATGGTGATCGACGATGAGTACGTGTGGCAGCTGACCAAGCGCGAGGCCGGGCAGCTGCGCCAGCTGGCCGGCGAGGTGGTGGCCCTGCGGGAGCGGGAAGCCCAAGTCAAGCACGCGGAAGGCCAAGAGCAGGAGTGGTAGATGCCAGCCCCGATTTTACCCGGATCCCTCGGTAAGCCCGTCACGACGCGCACCTTCAGCTGGAAGGAGATGGTGATCCGCCAGTGGGGCTCGGAGTTCGCCGCCCCCGACCACCGCATCTACAACTGGTCGAACGGCCGCAGCTTCGACAGCACCGACCTCGGCACCACCGGCATCTACAGGAGACCAGGCCCATGATTCCCTTCGTTTTGCAGTGCCTCGCGCTGATTTGTTTGATCTTCGCCTCCTTCAACCTGTTCCCGCCCACGCAGGGACGGCCGGTGTGGGGCTGGCTCGGCATGACGCTCTGGCTGCTGTCGCTGATGATCACCTACATCGGCCTGCACCCGATCCACGGCACGTGACCGAGCCCACTGACAAGGTCGTCGATCTCAACACCCGGCGCATGGACAAGGCCCTCGCCAACGCGGGCAACGTGCGCGTGGTGCAGCTGCTCGCCTGCTCGAACTGCGCGAGCTCGGACTTCAAGCTCACCCACGATCACCTGGTCGCCTGCGCGAAGTGCAATCTGGAGATCCAGAGCCTGCGCTGGTACGACGTCAACGTTCCCCTCGATCCCCCGCCCTCTGCTTAACTTAAGGAGATTCCCGTGCCCGAACCCAAGGTAGATC